CCGCCGTAGCGCTGCCGGGAACCCTAACACACCGGTAGAGGCGTTAACTGAACTGGCTAAGGATAGTAACTGTGATGTCCGCCGTAGCGCTGCCGGGAACCCTAACACACCGGTAGAAGTGTTAACCGAGCTTGCTAAAGATTCATCCAAGGTGTAACCCGCGCCTCAGACCGGCAACCGCAAACCATTGAAAGTGGTAGACCTTGACGTTTGCAATGGTCCGGTAGGCAGGAGCACGGTAGGATAAATTTTAAAATATTACCGCCGGGAGGCAAGCAGATTTTCACTATTGTTTTTGATACAGGCAGCCGGGAAAGACCGGCAGGGGCGCATAGATCAACGGAAGATCGTTCTTTGGAAGAGGAAAGGATGGGGTTCGATTCCCCGGCGTCCACAACACATAAATTAATTATCCATGAACTTAGAAAATTACGAAGTGCTTCCGGTTGAAGCGCAAGAAGTACAAGTTGTACAGGTTGATGCAGTAGAGAGGGCAAACGTCGACTCTCAGGTGGCAACGGCAAAGCGTTACCCCCGAAACATAAAGCGCAGCATAGACAATTCGATTGTCATGGCTACGATGGACTCTGAAACCGCACAAAGTTGCGGATATGCGTTACCCCGCGGAGGGAAACCGATCACAGGGCCTTCCGTCCATTTGGCAAAAATAGTAGTCTCTAATTGGGGGAACATGAGAACCGAGGCAAAAGTTGTACAAATCACCGACAAGCAGATAATCAGCCGTGGTACATGTTGGGATTTAGAGGCAAATGTGGCATCTGCATTTGAAGTACGCAGAAGCATCGTGGATAGCAAGGGCAAACGTTATTCTGATGATATGATTACTGTTACGGGGAATGCGGCAAACTCAATCGCTTATCGTAACGCTGTTTTTTCGGTGGTCCCAAAGGCCGTCGTTGACAAGGTGTATAAAGCTGCACAAAGATTTATTACAGGAGACCTTTCGGACGAAGAAAAGCTGATCAAGCGAAGAACCGACGCAATCAACCATTTTAATGAAGAATGGGGCATTACGGAAGCAGAGGTTATCCGCTTATGTGGAAAGCAGACTGTTAATCAAATCAGGGCTAATGAGATCGCCTTGTTGCTTGGTATGGCACAATCTTTAAAAGATGGAGATACAACTGTGGAAGATTTAATGAAGCCCTTCCGGGGTGGCGAAGCATCAAAAGCCAAAATCACCGACATTGCAAAAGAAAGTGCCACTAAAGAAAAAAAGCCAACCCAACCTAAAACCCTTTTGTAATGGATGCACAACATACATTAGGTTGGTTCCGCGCCCGTTGTGGTCACATAACGGGCAGCAATGTCGGATTGTTGATGAAAAGCGGCCGCACAGAGACCTTTTCCGAAACCGGTAAAAGTTACCTGTACCAGGTGGCAGCGGAAAGGGCTATGAATCCGGTGATCATCGCCGACGACGAACTGTTTGCCGAATACATTAGGCAAACCGAAGTGACCAGCAAAGCGATAAGATGGGGCAACGAACAAGAAGCTGAAGCCCGCGACCTTTTCGCAAAGATAACCGGACGGCACATTATAGAGGTCGGATCGTGCAAGCATCCTACCATCCCGTACTTTGCAAGCAGCCCGGACGGGTTTTGCTACGACGAAAGCAGCGGGATAAGATCGTGTTTGGAGATAAAATGTCCCAATCAGGCGACCTTTATGCGCTACCGAAATGAGATTTGCGACAACGAATCTCTGCTACGCGTAAAGTACGAGTACTACTATCAGTGCATGGCCCACATGATGTGTACCGAGGCGAGCGAAACGTTTTTTATCGCCTACAATCCTTTTCAAGCCGATCCGATCCATATTGTACGCATAGTTCCGGACGAAAGAGTCTTTGCGGAAATAGGAAAGCGGGTATGTTTAGCGAATGAACTTATAGACAAGATGATCAATTGAAATTATGGAAACACAACAACTTATAGCAATCAAAGATAGCGACCTCGAACTGGTTGTTAGTGAAAAAACATTGGGTAGCCTTACGACAAACGCTATCCAAATCAGGGATATGGTCAAAGCAGCTTTGCCAATGTACGATATCGCCAACTATAACGACGAAAACATTGACCAGGCGAAGAAAGACAAGGCCGCCCTTAACAAAGCGGCCAAAGCCCTAAACCAAAAAAGGCTCGAAATTGAAAAGGAGTTTATGAAGCCCTTTGGCGAGTTTAAAGACATTGTCACCGAAACTGTAAAACTGATCGGTGACTGCTCCAACAAAATAGATGCAGTCGTAAAACAAAACGAACAGCAATACAAGGACAAAAAGTTAGCCGTTATCCGCTCGTATTTCGACGATGGCAACGCCAACCTTATCGACTTCGGTAAGGTTTTTAAATCGGAATGGCTCAACAAGTCAGCGAGCATGAAATACATACAGGCGGAGATTGAGAAAATCTTTGCCAAGGTCGACAGCGACCTGGAAGCCCTCAAAGGGTTCGGTGAGGACTTCGACGTGCTTAGGACCTATTATATGGACACACTTAACATCTCCGCGACCATCCTGTACGCAAACCGCCTCAAAGAGCAGCGCGAGCGGGCGCGGATAGCCGAAGAGGCACGCATAAAAGCGGAAGAAGAGCGCAGACGGATCGAAGAAGAACGGCAAAAGACGGTAGAACAGCCCAAACGGCAGGAGATACAAGCGCAAGCAAACATCCCCTTTATCCCGGCCGAACCACAGCCGGATCCACAACCGGCACAACCCGAACTGCTGACACGAGCCTTTAAGGTCACAACAACGCGGGAAAACATCATAGCACTTGGCAATTTCATGAACGACATGGGCATTGACTTTGACAAAATCGAAGTCCCATGAATTAAGGGTGATATGTTAGGAAAGACAGACCTGAAAACAATCATCGCGCTACTGGACAAGTCGCAACGGGTAATAGAGGCTAACTGATCAAAACCGCGCGACCTTGACGTTGCCCGGCGATGCAGGCTGATGGCAGGCAAATTAAGAAAACGTGGATAACTTTTTTTGTTTTTCATGGTATTATAGATTAGTATTTTTTCCCCGTCGTCCGTGAGGATATACGGGGATTTGGGGCGGTAAGTGATCAAAGGATGAAACATTGCAAAGTGCGCACCTTTTGCAAAAAGGCCGGTTCGATTCCGGCGCCGTCCACAATAGTGTTTAACAAATAAATAATTATGGCAAGTACATATTTTGAATGTAAAGTTTCCTTCGAGAAAATCATGGAAGACGGGAAACAAAAAACGGTGACGGAAGCCTATTTAGTAGATGCGCTTTCGTTCTCAGAGGCGGAAGCCCGCATTATTGAAGAGGTCGCACCGTTTATCAGCGGTGAATTTACCGTAAAAGATATCAAAAGGGCAAAGATATCAGAGTTGTTCTTCAACGAAAACGGCGACCGCTTCTATAAGATCAAAGTTTACTTCATCACCCTCGACGAAAAAAGCGGATCCGAAAAGAAAACCGCAGCACAGATGTTGGTACAAGCGTCGAACCTGAAAGATGCCGTCGCCGTACTGGAAGAAGGCATGAAGGGCACACTTGCCGACTATAAGATTGCATCCGTCACGGAAACTCAGTTAATGGATGTTTTCCCCTACAAAGCTGGAGAGGACGATAAAGATGCAGAAAGTCCCACTGTGAAAGATTCGGGGTTTAAAAGATTTTTTCAGTCGTTACCGGAAGGGCAAAAAACAGAAATAACGATAGATGGAAATACATTTATAGTGGACAAGACAGGAAGGGACACGGTAGTGTCGCCCAAAGAAAAGGACAGTAACGATGACGTACGAGGAACTGAAAGCCAAATATAACGGACAGAACGTCAGACGGCATCCAAGGTATCTGGAAGACCAGCTCCAAAAGAGCTGTGTTAGTTGGTTCGATTTGCAATACCCCGAATACCGGCTACTCCTGCACCATAGCCCGAATGGAGGTAAAAGGAATCCGATAGAGGCTGCAAAGTTTAAACAGATGGGTGTCCGTGCCGGTTTTCCCGACCTTGTCCTGCTCATCCCAAATAAGGATCACCCTTTTTTGGCGATCGAGCTGAAGGCCGGCAAAAACAACCAACAGGAAAGCCAGCGGATTTACGAAAAAGAATTTGGAAAGATCGGAGCTAAATATGTAGTGATCCGCTCGATCGGGGAGTTTATAAAAGTGGTCAACGAATATTTAAACGACGTTTGATATATGGAAGACGAAATAAAAGAGATCAGCGATTATCTCAACATAACCTGCTCGACCAACCCGGCGGAAATATCCGAAAGGATATCGGTTATCATGGTCTACATGATGCGAAGCGGAGAGATGCTTGCAGAAGCCAAGAAAAAGCTCCGACGGAAGAAATCTGACGAGATACAGAACACTATCATCCGCATTGCAAAGGAAAACTGCTTGTCGGCAAAGGTGCAGAACGCGTTGCTCGACAGTATAGCGGAAGAGGAATCATATCTCGTTGACCGCCTGGACCGTCTTAACGCTTCGTGCGTGCATCAACTCGATTCACTTCGAAGCCTGTTAAGCTACGAGAAGGAATCATTAAGGCTGAATAAAACCGGGTATTGATATGGAGATGGATATGTTGAAACTTATCCACAGCCTGCAAGAAAAGAGGCGCAAGGATAAGATAACACCCGACCATGTGCCGGAAGTTGAAATAATGAACACCGTCCTTGAATCGGCAAGGTCGGAACTGAATGACCTTTACAAGTCCGATAAGATAGGGGTTGTAAAGACGCTCAATTCAAAGGCGGTTTATGTAAAGGATGGCAAGTGATTTTTGTCTACGTTTTGTTTGGCATTTTGAATTTGAGTTGTATCTTTGCGGCGTTCCCGCCAAGAACAAGACATATTAGCTTGAGTAAATGGGTATATTTTTATGCTCATTTGAAAGCGTATATCACAAAGATATAAGGCTGTCACTCCCATTGGATACCCACTGCTCATGCTGTGTGTACTGTTCTTGGCGGAACGGGAGGCGACAGCCTTTCTTCATTCTATACTCAAATACTTGTCCTAAAATGCCAAGAACAGGAAGTATTAGAGCGAACGTGAATAATAGTAATGTTCAATCTACGCCAAACAGTGCGAAAACTGTATCCTATCAAGAGTTTGAAACCGAAAAGAACGCCAAAAACAAGGCGTATTTCTTTATCCTCTCCAATGGACTTTACGATGCGTTTCGTGAGTTCTGTAATAACTATCATTCAAGTGATCCACACAAGGCTTGCTTGGAGATTCTTTTATCTAAAATTTAAGCCTTACGTATTATGAACGAAATTAAAATATTCAATAACGATTGTTTCGGCGAAGTGCGAGTAGCCGGGACAAGTGAGAACCCTTTATTCTGCTTAGCCGACATCTGTAAAGTATTGGAATTACAAGTCACTCCGACAAAAAACAGATTAAAACAAGACGGGGTTAGTCTAATTAAGGGGGTCTCAAAAACAACAAATCAGTATGGTGTCACTACCGAGCAAGAAGTGATGCTCACTTTTATTAACGAACAAAACCTCTACAAAGTAATCATGCGATCCGACAAGCCACAAGCCGAACCATTTCAAGATTGGGTATGCGGAGAGGTTCTCCCTTCCATCCGCAAGCATGGTGCATATATGACAAACAATACATTGGAAAAGGCTTTGACTTCACCCGATTTCTTGATCCAATTGGCCACAAACCTCAAAGAGGAACAACAAAAACGTATTAAGGCCGAGCAAAAGATTCAGTCTGACGCTCCCAAGGTATTATTCGCCGATGCTGTATCTACATCCCGACGCTCATGCCTGATAGCAGAGTTGGCAAAGATATTACAACAAAACGGTATCAAGATCGGACAAAACAGATTATTCGAGTGGCTCCGTAAAAACGGATACCTATGTCAAAAAGGGCAATACTATAATCAGCCATCGCAAAAATCAATGGAATTAGGGCTATTTGAAATAAAGCAAACGACCATTAATAAGCCCGATGGATCTGTACTTGTATCTACAACAACAAAAGTCACAGGAAAGGGTCAGATTTATTTTGTAGATAAATTTCTGAACGTTAATAGTCACGCTGTATTTGCATAAATCATTCCTTTAAGGGTAGCAAATAGGTCTGCCCTTAAATAATATTCTCTAAAAAATTAAATACAACATAAAATGGAGTACTCGAAAAGAAATAAGCATGGCACAACCGAAAGACAACAGAAAGGATTTTGGACGAAATCAAAAAGACATTTAAATAAGTCTACCCTACTCACATATTTACAGCCCCGGTTTCGGCCGGGGAGTGTATTGTCTAATTTTTAAAACAAAACAATGTAATTATGAGCGCATTTATGAAATTTTATGACGACGATGGAGTGTCAATCGAAGTAGGAAAATCTTTTAACAAAGAAGATAAAATATTATTCGAAATAGAAGGTGAATATACCGGAGGAGCTGTTTGTCTTGACAAGGATGATGTAAATAGGTTGATTGAATTTCTTTCATCAATACTGTCTAAAGGGGAAAAGGAGAAATAAATATATGGACAAAGGATTTATTAAACTCTCCCGTAAGTTTTTCTCTAATAGGATTTGGAAAGCGGCCCGGACATTTTCGGAGTGCGAAGCGTGGCTTGACTTGATTCAGTCGGCACGATTTGAGGCAACCGAGACAATTGAATGTATCGGAGATAGGGAAATCAAATACGGAAGAGGGCAATATCCGGCATCCATACGCTTTCTTGCAAAAAAGTGGTCATGGAATGAGAGAGCAGTAAGATCTTTCCTTACAAAGCTCAAAAATGAAAAAATGATCACTACCGATAAAGGTCAGGGAATGAACGTTATAACTCTTTGCAAATACGATGAGTATAACAGCCCTGACACAGCAAATGACACAGCAAATGACACAGATACCGCAAAGGAAATCAAGCGATTAACGGAGCTTGTGACACAGCTAACGACACAGCAAATGACACAGCCCCGACACACGGGTGACACAAAGAAAAAGAAAGAAGAAGAAAATAATAATAATAACTCTTCTTGTAGAAGTTCTGACGAACTTCTATGTGGGACTTCGCCCCACTCCGAAAAAATCAACTACAAATCATTGGTTGAATTTTTCAATGGGGAGACAAAAGGCGTGTTTGGCTATATCCGTTATCCAATCTCTGAAAAAAGGAGAGGAATGATTAACGCTCGTATCGGTGAGCATGGGAAAAAGGCTTTTGTCGAAATGATAAGAAAAGCCTTGGCAAGCGATTTTCTTAGAGGTCAGAACTCACGGGGATTTGTAGCCACTTTCGATTGGCTTATCAGGCCGACGAACTTTGAGAAAGTAATATCTGGAAACTATGACAACAGAAATGACACGATTAAAAATGCAGCCGTCGCAAAACGATATGGAGAATACTAAGCCCTATCCTCGAATTGATATCGCCGCATACAAGCGTTGGTTCATGTATGTCGCCAAGCAGGTGACAAAAGGGTCCTTTCAAATAGACGACAGGAACAGGGATTTGGTTAACGATTTATTCCTGTACTTCCATCTCCAAGAGGGACGGTTGGATTTAAGAAAAGGCTTATGGCTGGAGGGACCCGTCGGAACGGGGAAAAGCACATTGATGCAAGTGTTCAGCCAATATCTCAAGAGTCTTCAGATGGGATTCAGGGTGTACATATGCAGCCAAGTGACAACGGATTATTCACTTACAGGAGACCTTAGCCGGTATCTTGATAACGCGGGGTGGTCGTCTTCCGGGCCTGTTCCTATGTGTTTCGACGAGCTGGGGCGAGAGCCATTGCCGGCCAAGTATTACGGGACCGAACTAAACGTAATGCAGCATATACTGCATATCAGATACAGCTATTGGCAAACAACAGGTTTGAGAACCTTTGTTACAACTAACGCTAACGGCAATGACATCGAAAGGCTATACGGGGACTTCATTCGCGACAGGAGGAAAGAAATGTTTAACATCATCCCTGTAACCGGGGATAGCAGAAGGTAAACAAAAAGGGATGCCTGCACATCCCCTGAAAACAAGATGGACTATTTCTTGTCGTCTACCAAAAAAGAAAAATATCGCGACGTTTTAGGGTAAATTCTTTTACCGTTTTTCACGATATAGCGGCAGAAAATACGCGTCTTGCCTTCTTGCGATTCAACACTCATTCAACACACCTCCTTTCCGTTTTACCCGACTGCTGTAACAGACGGGCTACAAGTCGCATCCTGTAAAATACGACTAAAAAAAAGCCCAAAGCTACAGGACAATGGGCTTTAAGTCTTTTCTCGAGGAGATCGGACTGAAGACGGCGAATTACAGTTCACCGAAAGGAAGTGTTAGAACTTCTGTTGAATCGTGTTGCAAATATAAGCGCTTGAGCTATGCAATGCCTTTTTTGTTTACATAGTTTATGCTTATTTCACAATAAAAACAAACAAACCAATCATGAAGATAAATGATTTTAGAACCCAATGCAAGATCGGATCGAAGGTCTTGTACAAGGGGAAAGTTAGAACGATAGCAGATATAGACCGGAACACGAACTGCATCTCTTTTTCCGGCTACAAGTGGGTGAGATGCACAGAAGCTCAATTGTTGCCATGAACACGAAGACGAGACCGGTATACATCATTGAGCGCGATATCCGCGAAACGATGGATAAGGCGGCGAAAGCCGTGCGCCAAGGCCGCTATATGGATGCAGCTATATTGGCAGAACGGGCTGACAACCTGAAAGAAGAGCTGTCATACGCTATGGAGCTTGTAAAATTCGACGAAGACAACCGCAACATGGACAAGTCTTTGAGGTCGTGGTTCGGAAAGATTCTTTCACTCTCTTTGAATGAGGCTGATATGGCACTCTACCATATCGACATGTTTTTTGCCTACATGCAGGACAGAGGATATGTTCCCGTGCCGGAGTGGGAGCGGAAAAGGCGCGAATTAAGGAAAGCCGTTATCGGCTACCGGAATTTCGTAAAACACTTTTTCAAGGATGACAACAATCTCGTCAACAATGAGATTGACTTTATGCACCTACTCGACACCGTCAGGGACAAGATGTTTACGGATCGGGAAAAGGTTTATTACGACAAATACGAGATTAAAGCAGGAGAAAAACAATGAACGACTGGAGAATAGAAGAACTGAAGCGGCTCGAAAAGGAGCGCGACCGTAACTTGGCTATCCATTGCGAATATGTGGCAGCCAAGTTTCAGAGAATGATTGACAGAATCAAGAAAGAAATGGAAATAGAGAATGGAAAAGAAAACTGACATAAGCAAAGCAGGGAAAACTGACATAGGCAAGTTAAAAAGCCTGTCGGTGCAGTACCGGATAGACAAAAAAGGGAATGTATGTTTTTATAATCCCTCTTGCGACGAAATACCTTTGACGCTATTTTTCAAGATAATTGGAAGCTCTGACCAATATCGAAAAGGCCTGGAACGAGCGCAAAGAACCGGATATCAGAACTTTGGTATCTGACTCATTAACGATAAAAACCCAAAAGATATGATAAAGCCTGAAATTTACTACACCTTGATATGCGATCGATGTAAAGAGCTGTTTGAATCCAGTGGAATTAACGGTTATACAGATGATGGCTCTGTCTTGGAAAACGCTATGGAATCCGACTGGATTGAGCACAATGGCAAACATTATTGCCCGGAATGCTACCACGTGGATGAAGAGACGGACGAGCTTGTTCCACTCCCCGATTTTCCGCGGTTTGTCTTTAAGGTCAAAGACTTTTTAGAGCGTTACGTAGGTTTTAGGGATGCTGTTATCCAAGAGCAAAACGATAGCTACACGATATCGGTTGGCTTAAAATCAGAATGTCCCCTACAGAGGGAACATCTCTCAATGGTCGGGCTACTGTTGCCCGTAAATGTTTGGTCGTACGAGGTCACGCCGGCTGGTAAATACGGGTGGCGCAAACTTGTTATAAAAATCGAAAAATAATGAGATACGCATTAAGAAAACAGGACAAGATCGCCACCGCTTATGGTGGCGATTACCTGGAAGGACATATCATCGCGAGCTTGGACGGGTTCTTTACCCGGAAAGGCTATGCGGAAGTTATAGAGTATATTGACGATATGAACGCCTTTTATGAGACCTCTCAAAACAGTTACCAAGTTTTACGCATTAACGACCTTACAGACGAAAATGCGATGTTGGAGTTTGCTGTTATCGGTCTGAAATATGACGTGTTGGGACTGTCGTTTTTGGGGAGGATGAAAGGGTGATTTAAAAACTAAAAATAATTGAGCATGAGTAAATATACAGCAAAACAAATTGCCGAGTCCGATGATCTGTTTGATAAGCAAATACATAAAGTCAGAAAGTTTTATTTGAGTCGTAATCCTGATAAAATGATGATGCTCGAAGAAAGAAAAGCTGTTATCAAAGAACGAAATAAAGATCTTTCCCCAGAATATGATAAGGAATATTATTGCGGAACCTGCGGAGCTAAAGACGGTGCGGAGCATCCTAAAACCGGATATTGCTTTCACTGTGATACGGATAACTGGATTTCAAAAAATAACTAACAGCTAAAAAACATGAATATTAGAATTGCCAAAAAAATAATGAAAGTCTGCTACTTACATTTTTCGTCCGGTCATGGTCGGTTTTATTCGTATTCTGAGTACCAGAGGAAAAAAGCGGTGCAAAAGTATTACAAAAAAAGAAACAAACGAATGTTTAAATGTTTATGTGAAATAATGCACGAAATCCCTAAATTTAATATGATCTTACGTAGTAAACCGTTCGCCGCAGAATCAAAAGAGTCTTTTGTTTGCAATATAGGGATTCCCGAAGGATCAGAAAGTATATCCAATGTTGCAATTACTCTTGACACAAAAATTCAAGGCAAATCAGGATTTATATCTGATTTGAGTCAGTCATGTTCCTTTAAAAATATAAAAAATAACTGAGATATGGAAATGCGCAAAGTTGTATTGGATGAAAACGTTATCCCGCCTATGACGCATCCCTGGGGGAAAGTATGGAAACAGCCGGACAGAAACAATCTGGTGCTCGATGACAAATATGCCATGATGTATAGACGGGATTTTGAGATGCTGCCAGATTATACCGGTTCGGAACCGACCGGTAAGTATAACGGTAAAATGTGGAAAGCTCAGTATGATTCTTGTGGCAATCGTAAATGGTATTTGTGTTGGTGTCACGATGAAAATACGGTATCACAAGAGATATACATCTCGTATAGAGAGATTTTGATAATTAATTAACAATTAAGAAATTAAGGAAAAAGAATATTTACAGCAGGAGTTAAATGAATGGTACAATATTCAGAGTACATTATTGAACTTCTTAGGTCGATGCAGTGATGAAACAACAGCTTTTGTACGAGGTTCTCTTGAAGAAATTGTAGAAAGTTTGGAATAGAAAGGAATAATATGAAAATAGAAGATATTGAAAAAGCAGCGATAGAAACGGCAAAAAAGGCATGTGATGATTTCGAGGAAGCGGTTAAATATGCCAACGGTTTCATGGTTGGTGCAAAATGGCGCATTAACAGCGTGTGGCATGATGCAGACGAACAACCCAAAGACTGGAATGCCGACTGTCTGGTGGAGATAGGATCAGGAGGAAGTAGCATCTTTCTTCTTAGCCATTTTTACCATAGTGGGGGCTTCTCGTGTATGGATGGCATACATAACGACAGGATGCGCATCTTGCGTTGGGCATACATAGGAGATTTACTACCTAATGCAGAGGAATAATTAAAAATCATAAATATGAACGAAATTATAAATATACCAGGAACAACTTATATTGTCACTCCTGATTTAAAAATAATCAACGCAAAAACAAACAAGGAAAACCATTGTATTAATATATCTGTATTAATGGATGATGGCATCAGGCACAGTTTTAGACGTGAACGCCTGATCTATGCGGCCAAAAACAATCTTAACCCATTGTATATACCTAAATATATTGTTATCAATAAAAATGGAGATGGGATAGATAGACATGAATTTTATAAAAAGCACAAAAGAGGGAGTGTTAGGCGTAGATATCCTGTTGATGTCAACGAGTATGAGAAACTAATTGATTGCCTAAAAAAAAATAAACCTCCTTTATTTATGCTGGATTACATCAAAGAGATAGAAAGTTATTGCAAGTTTCATTTGAGGGTATCGAATGAAGAAGTGCATGAATTAGCAGTAAGCGCGATTATGGCAATAATTGATAATGTGGAAAATGGTGTCTTCCCGCAATCTATAATAGGATATATACAAGGAACCGCTAAAAAGATGCTTGCAGCAAGAAGAAAATATAATAAAACATTTCTTAACCAACTCGATAAACGATATAAACAATATGAATAAGGACGACTTATTTAAGGTGTTTTTAATAAAAGACCTGATGGATTTACCTAATGCCGTTACTAAAATTTTAGATATGGATTTAGAAGATAGGAATAAAATATACCGAGAGTTGATTAGACTGAACGATAACGATTTGTCTTATGACTGGTTTCAGGAAGTCTACGAAAGTGATTTGTCTGAAAGAAAGCAAAAAAAACAGGACTTCACACCAAATTCACTGGGAGTATTATGTTCATTATTAACACCTCAAATCGGAAGTATACATGAGCCTACTGCCGGAAATGGCTCTATGATCATTGCGGATTGGTGGCAACGCTGCAAGAAATTATTACCCTGGGAACATTTCCCATCTCAGAATATTGTATCATGTTGGGAATTATCTGATAGATCAATTCCTATACTTCTTTTAAACTTATCGATTAGAGGAATTATGGGATATGTTTATCACGGGGATGTATTAACAAAAGAAGTTAAGCAGAAGTATATCCTTCTTAATCGCAAAGATGATACACTTTCTTTTTCTGAAATAATAAAAGCAGATACTACTGCCAAAATAGTACAAGAATTATGAAATTAAATGATGTATATAATAAGTGGTTGCCTGTCAAGAGAAGGCAAGTTAAAGAATCAACACTAAGCTGTTATCAGCTCATATATAAAAATATACTGGCTCCTCGATTTGGATATACAGATGTGGAGACCATGGATAAGAAGGTTGTTACAGCATTTCTTTATGAACTTCTTGATTCAGGCACTAAGTCAAAGAAGTACTGCTCAGATATCCTTATAGTTATAAAGATGCTCATTCGATTCGCGGGTGACGAATTGGACATCAATGTACCCAATACTACTTGGAAAGTTATTTGGCCAACCAATAATAAGATTGTCGCCCCCAAATTAGAGCGTTACACACAAGGAGAATACCGTAAAATCGTGAGCTATGTTATGGATAATCCATCACCTCGCAATTTAGGCATTTTATTAACAATATGCACAGGCATGAGGATCGGCGAAATTTGTGCGTTACAGTGGCAGGATATAGATATTACTGGCAAAACTATTCATGTCAATAAAACAATAGAGCGCATATATCTTCCCGAAAATATCGACACCGATAGGAAAAAGACGGTTGTTGAAATAGGTACTCCTAAAACCAGTTCATCAGACAGGTACATACCTATTCTTAAAAATATTTTTCCTATTGTAAAAAAGTTCTCTGCTGTATGTAAGCCGGATTATTATGTTTGCACCTGCGCTGAAAACTTCATCGAACCTCGAACTTTACGTGCATATTATCGATTTTTTATTCTTGAAAAAGTAAAGTTAGATCATTGCATTAAATTTCATGGCTTACGACATACTTTTGCAAGTACCCTGATTGAAAATAAAGTTGATGTCAAAACAGTATCCACAATTTTAGGACATTCGGATATAAGTACAACCCTCGATGTATACGTACACCCATCAAATGAAGCCAAAAGATACGCTGTTGATGGAGGCCTAAAAGGAATATTCAAATTTTAAAGAAACATAAATATTAGAATTATGGCAAAATTAACAACATTAACAGTAAGCGAGCACAACAACAATGTCCGCTTATCTGTGACAACTATCGTGAATGTCACCAAAGATGGATTATTTACCACAACTCTACCAAAGGAAGGGGTAGACAAAGTACAGTCATATGGAATCAAATTACCCATAAACAAAAAAGGTAATGAAGGGTATTTTAGTGACTCAACACTTTCCGGTTTAGAGAAGCAGATCAGAGAAGTCTTGAAAAAGTGTTTAAATTACAAGGTGGTAGAAGAAGTTCCTGTGATTAAATACCAGATTCAAACCCGTTGTATGTTCTCAAAAGATTCAGAGGGAAATATCATTCCAAACACATCTAAGGAATGGGTAGGTAGTGATGATGCGATATGGAAGGATGGTACTTGTAAATTAGATGCTTTAAATGCCAGCCCTTTTGGATTTGAAATCTATGCTCAACCATTCTTGAAAAGAGTGATCGAGTATGGTGATGGAAAACAAAAAGTTGATTACCAGAAACTAAACACAGAGAAAGGGACTTATGCACATTGGTTGAATAGCGTTGTTGCCATATCGTATGACCGGTATCAACCAATGATGGAAGTAGAATGCAATGAATACACAGCCAGGATGTTTGTTGATATGATCAAATCCATCTGTATGATAAGTGAGCAGATTAAGAATTTCGTTAGTCCAGAACGAATAAAAGCGATGGCAGAATCTGGAAGCATGCTGATACTCTTGAAGAATAATTAACAACAAGCGAGCATGTACAAAATAGACCTTGAAAAAATAAAAGGGCGGATATCAGAGAGCAGGACCGGTTTAAATGACATCGCCGTGCAAGGCACGTGGAATGTCAAATATATCAATCCAGCAGGATTATCCGACGAAGAGTTACTGACGGCGGTCATATACGCCTACAATACTCTCTCCGGTGAAAGGGATATTTACTACCCAATCACCAAAAGCAGGATCAGAAAATACCTTGGTTGGAGCAACTACAAAATATACAAAATAGTAGCATCTATCCCGGAAGTCACAGTAACGCCCATATGGGACGACGAAGGACATTTGCGCGGAAAGGGGTATGCGGTTAAATCTTTAATTAATAACTAAATATGAATATAGTAAAGAGCAAAAGTTTTAAAAACGGAACAGTTTACTGTTTGTGCCTTGAAGATGGTATGCTTGTCGAAACGACAGACACGTTTCTTCCATATTACACAAAAGACGCAATAGGCAGAAAGCAGAACTTCCTTGATAATGATAATCTTGGAAGTCGTGCCGAAAGATGGATGATTGGAGTTTCAACAATGAGTGGTTGCCCTGTAAGATGCAAGTTTTGCGCCACCGGCAACATGAAGAAATACCGTAATCTCACGGCGGACGAGATTGTAGAGCAAGTGTTGTTTATCATCAAAAGTACAGGATGCAATCCAAAGGATTCCAAAGAGTTCAAGATTAACTATACTCGTATGGGCGAGCCTTTTTTGAACATTGATGCGGTTAAAGAAGCTATTAAGCGTATTACGGAAATATATCCTAATACCCATCATTACGTATCTACGATAGGCATTAAAGGCAGTGACTTTTCTTTTGTAAAAGGTAATGTGACATTGCAGATAAGTTTACACAGTTTCGACGAAAAGAAACGAGATTGGCTTATCCCTTATCCGAAGAAAATGTCAATAGAGGAACTTGGTCGGATTCGGACAGAAAGCAAGTTAAAAACGACCATTAACCTTACGTTGGTGGATGAGTCGGATTTTGACGCTGAAAGGTTGGAGAAGTATTTTAACAAAGAGCACTTCTTCGTCAAACTGTCACCGATCAATCCTAATAACATTTCAGAAAAGAACAACCTTGGTAACGGGATTATCGAGGGAGTTAATTTAGTATAAACATTTAATTTAATGAATCATGGAAAAGATTAAAGAACAGCTCGAAAAGATGGGTTACGATTACGCTGTAGCCATCGCAACAAAATCCGAAATTGAGAACGGTGCGGCTTGTGGCCAGCTCTCAATTATTACAGAGTAACCAACCCTGAGCCACTCTTTTGCGGGGGTGGCTCGCTATTAAATAAAGAATATGGAAAAAGAAATATACGCATGGGTATGGAACCCGGAAAATGCACTTTTCAAACAAAAGAAGTCAGAGAAAGCTAAAGGGCATATTTATAGCTGTAAATGCCCGGAGAAATGCGAATTATACGCAAAAGGGAATTGCGTGCTGTTTAAGAATCATTGCCCCTACGGCTCCAAGGATACAATTGTAGGGTATTCGAGAATGGCAAGTAAATTCAGCTCCTGGATATATGAGTTTATGGACAAACATAAAGAGGCTTGCAATGCCAGGTTTAGGTTAAAACAACCTGAAAAAATGGAGTATTTTATGGACCTGGTTTATATTCCAATCTTACATTTGGGACTAAATGAGAACATGGATTTTGTGGATGGAAAAGGTTATTTCGCATACAGTTACCCGATCGTAAAACGATCTGATTTTAATGAAGAGTTTATATCCAAGCGAATCATTAATTTTTATCCAAGATCTCTTACGGGTAGTGTTATATGGGATTATCAAGAAAAAGAAGTCCCCAAGTTCTTACGGTGGTTGAAGCGACTTGATCCGGTTTTGTTCGACAAAGTAAAAGCATTAGATTCTGACCATCCAGCCTTCAATAAGCTGAGTGATGTTGGGAAGAAAGCTATTCTCCAGACTTTGAATCCGAATATCGGTACGTTTGCCGATACCAGTAACAGGACCTGGACTTGGGATGGGGAATATCTCTACTCGTCTAATGTACGCTTTTATGGTACGATCTTGGAAACAGAAGAAATACAGGAATGTAGGTTAAAACCAAAAGATCGTGCTATAGTGAAAGTAACTGACGATAATCAAGTTAATGACAATACGGAATTTATTGATTGATATGGAAACAAGAACAATTAAATTTAGAGGAATGACGCCCGATCGCGTAAAAGTGGGCAATAAAACTATCACATTCCGGAAGTGGGTGTACGGGGATTTACTTCATTGCTCTGACGGGACTGTGCATATCCTTACTCCAAACGAAAAAGATAGGGTTTACGAGAATTATGTGGTCGACAGAATCACCGTCGGGCAATACACCGGGTTGAAAGATAAAAATGGGAATGAGATTTACGAAGGAGACTTGATAAAGGCTCCAAGCGGACGTATTTATCTCGTTATGTTCTCAACATGGAAACATGAAGAGAAAAGAAAGTCTCCAAGAGCAATTGACTTATACGAACATACAGGATGGTGCATATCCTTAGATGGAGTTCATCCCTGCGATTTGTTAGATTCGGAGGTGTGCAAAGGTGCTGTTATAGGCTGCATACATGACAATCCTGCGTTTTTGGGTATCAACTCAAAAAAGTAATCCCGATTTTGGCCGGTGGCCCCTATAAATTCCAGTACAAAACCGACACGAGCCGGCAGTAATCCATATACGGAAGGCTGTCGGCCATGTCGATTAAATAGTCTATGTAACCCTTGTCTTTCATTCGTCCATTGCGTCAATGTACCTTTTAATTTTGCCCATCGGGGCATCTTCATCCGCGAAATAAAATGATAGAGCAGCTTTGATTATCGCGGCTTCGTCAAAAACCTTGTTCAGGTCGGCATACAAGGAATTAAAAGCTACATATTTGTCCCACTTTGTCGTTCCTTCAGGGAACTTCATCGAAGCCGTGACAACTTCGATTTGTTCCGGTGTCCAATGGGCTCCTTTATGTTCCACCCCGGCCCGGTCCGTATAGTGGATACGGGATACAGCCTTTTTGGCCGACTCTTCGTCAAAGTGCTGCGGGGATTCTTCCCTTTCCTTGACCTTCACAAATGCACAGTAAACCTTCATGACCTTTTACTTTTTAAATTCGTTGATAAAATCAGCCAACATCTTTGATAACCCCTTCACTTCCGATTCAAGGCCGGAAATACGCTTGTCTTGTTCCTTCTTTTCAGCGAAAGCAGGGTTCCATTCTTCGAGTATCTTGTCACAACCTTCCATAATGGCCTTGTGTTTCTCGACGGAGCTTAAAACTTCCATACTTTGAGTCTTTGTTGCTTCGACGTCGCGAAGAATCCCGTCGCGGTCAGTCGATAGCACAATGTTATTAGCGTACGTCACCGACAGGGTTTCCGGAATTGAATAGGTCTGGTTCTTACCTTCTGCCTCAATCGTTACGTCTACCAACATCTGTGCGGTCTGTGTGGATGGGATTTGTCCCGGTTGCAAGTTCGGAAAATAGGGCTTTGAAACGTTGATAACCTTGCCCTGAACCGCTTTAAGTTCGTTGCCTTTTACTAATATGTAGACCGGATAACCAGCCTTTAAATCCTTGAATAACATAACCTATCTTTTTAATAATCGAGCCGGAGGCGTGAACTTCCGGCTCTTTAGGGGTGAATAACCTGTTACGCGGTAGCCGTTGTTGTCGTTGTCGTACGAAGAGCGGCGATGAGAGTAGCGTTCTGACGAAGCTGACTGAGTTCGAGACGTGCGTCATTGTAGCGTTGCTGCAAATCGGCATTCCAGTGGTTATTGAGCGTATCTATGATGCGCTGCGTGTTGTCCTGCCCGGCGCGAATGATATCGCATTTGTCTTGCTGTGCTTGGAAGGCGGTAGACGAAAATCCCTGTGTAATAATCGAACCAAGGTCGCGCTGACCGTTCCGAAGTTCTCCTGTCTGCTGACAGGTAGCAAGCTGTTGTTCATAACCCATTCTGAGGATGGATTGCTGAGTTTGGCAGCAGCAGTCTTTCAGGGCCTGGATAATGTTGCTGTCGCCCATGTTGACGGCGTTGATTACGCGCTCTGCCGAGAATCCGACCTGACCGGCCAAACGATCGATACCGCCACGTACGTCACAGATTGCAGAGTTCAATGTGTTGAAGTCACAGTTCAGGTTACCAGCCAATTCGCGGATCGCTCCGGTATTGTTGCCGATACCTTGCAGAATCAAGTCACTGTTGTGGTTGTCCTGCATTTGGTTCTGCAAAGCCGCTATCTGCGGATTGTTACATCCACCGTTTTCGCCACAACCATTACCCCACAGGCGTTGCGCGAACATCATCCACACAAGGTAGATAAACGGGTTGTTCCACTGACCACCCATGCCACCATTCATCATGGCCGCCATTGCCATAGGATCATTGTTGTTACGCTGATTAGCCAACAGGGCATACAACCCGTCATTGTCCCGACGGTTGTTGCCTGCTAAAATAGCAGCAGCAAGAGCATTGTCATTGTCACCTCTGTCGCAACAAATAATTTTTTCTGCTTCCATATTATTGATGTTTTTTTTGGTTATATCCGGGTTATCCCGGACACCACAAACATCGCCATAAGTGCATTGCTAATTAAATAGTTGTTTGCTAAGTCGTTGCGACTTTGTTGCTAATTATTTGACAGGCTTTTTCACTCTTCTACCAACTCATCCTTCACCCCGCTTAACACGCTGCGCAAATAGTAGCTCCTTTTTATCCGATCGGGATAGATGTTCTTTATCCGGTTAACAGCCTGCCGTGTCATTCCCGTAAGTATCGCTATGGTTCCATCGCTGTATTTGTGTTCTGTTAAGATAGCTATGACAATTCCCCGGCCGTCCACATTCTTTTCTTTGTTGCTCGATAGCAGCATTGCCGGATCAGTTCCTATCGCCCGGCAAACGGCCATCACCACTTTTTTGTAATAAATTTCCACCCGTTGCATAAACTTTTTTGTTGTTGCTTTGTTATACATACAGAGAGCCGGGCATAAAAAAGCACGGCCGAAAGATTTAGAGCCTTCCAGCCGTGCAACGCAATTTAAAAAACTACTTCCCAGGGTCGTTTTTAAATTTTGGTTTGGAAGGCTTTCTTTTTCCTCCCATTTCGAAGCGATCCTCACGGACGGCCCCGGATTATGAACAAATAGCTTATACTACCAAATCCTATAATAACCACCTACCCCAACGTACGGGGATAGCCCGTTTTTGCCAATCCCGTAACCGGCGGTTATACCGATCCCAAAACGGCGGGACGGTTGCTTTTGGGTTACGGACAATGTCTTTCGGAAAATATGGATGCTGTCAAGAGCAGGGTTATATCCCGATACCCATGCGTGGTAATCGTCCGTCTGGTATTCTTTTTGCGTGATCCGGATCGGGACGATTACGGGTTCCCGGACCGTGTCGCCCGCCAAGGTGATATAAACGGGGAACAGTTCCGGCACTTCCTGGATCACCGTTTCATAGATAGGATAAGGGATGCTGTCCCGGATCGTATCACGTAGGATAACCGTGTCAGTCTTGGCGGCAAACCCTGCCTCTGTTTCCTTCGTGTGCCGGCCGAAGAAAAAACAAAGGGCGCAAAGAGCTAAAAGCAATATGACGTGCCAAGATTTCATTGTCTGCAATTTTTTCTTTTTATATCCGTATTTAGATACCGCCCGGATAAAAAAAGGCGGCCAAACCATAAATGATGGGATAGCCGCCAAAGTTCTCAGAAGCGAAAGAACGACACTATAGATTGATAGCCAATAATTCTTCTCCTAATTTATGTAACGCTTTTTCCAGCTTTAACGATTGTTCAGGCCTGGGATTTCTAAGCCCAGATGCATAATGCCACAATTGCTTTTGATTAATGCCGGTTATACGTTCAAGTCCAGACTTTGTAAACAAGTTCGAATAAAAGTCCAATACCGATCTTACATCCATCTTAAAGATAAGCTCATAATCACCTTTAAGGGCTTCCGGTATTTCTCCTCCAAACTCTTTGCATTCTTCTTTAAGGACCTCTATAGAATCGATAATACCTTTTTTTATCTCATCTACGCTTTTCCCTACTGCAAATATACCATCAATTCCTTCCAAGTAAGCAGAGTAATTATTCTCTGCCCTCTCGATGATAACTACAACTGGTTTCATTTGTTTTTCTTTATTTATTACGTTAATCGTTATTCTTTCTGTTTACCACCGAAGAATAGCAGGGTTGGCTAATCTTCCCCTGCCGTTCTTGGGTGATCAAAACACTAATCCAATTCCGATTCCGAAATACCGGCCTGTTTTAGTATTGATTTCAATGTGCCGATTGCTAAGTCATCATTCAACCCTCCCGGAACCGGAATAGGCCTGGGTTCTCCATCTTTCCGGAATATCCGATGATCACCGCGCATTCTTACATTAATCCACCCTTTCGCTTCTAAAACGGATATTACCGCCTTTACTTTTGCTGTCTTCATTCAAGAAAAAGTTTAATTAAACGAAATAGCCTCTCTTGGCTACATGGATAACGGCACAAAGATAACTATTTTTCTATCATTAGCAAAAGAAAAGATAACTATTTTTCTACCAATATAGCAACTATCCCACCATGTCAAAGAACTCTTTGCCTTTTATACGTAGGCAACACGCATATCATAACAAATTCCACCCCTCAATAACATCCGCCATATCAGCTTCTCTTCCATTCTCTACCTTACTCATCCCGGCAACGATACGGATCATCTGCTCACGCTCGAAGATTAAATGATCGTCAGCGGGGATTCCTGCATAGTCCGATACGGCCTTGATATATTTTTCCGTATGGTTCTCCTTCGGCGGCGCCCACCGGGTTATCATTTGGCGGATCGTCTCCAGCCGGTAAATCCGATAGTAGGTTAGCAGCGTCCTAAAAATGGCACGGTAGCCGTAAGCCATCGTTTTAAAGTACTTAAACTCCTTGTCCGGACTTGGCCTTACTTCGCCCTGAAACAGGTCGCTGTTGATCCGGATATTCCCCGGATTGTTGTTTCTAAGGCCACGCGGTAGTTCTTTATTATTCTTCATATTGCTACTCATTGTTTAACCTGTGATAAAAATCAATCTTGATATCGTCATAAACAGATGACACATTTGTATAGGCGCGGTTGTCGTTAGGGCCGCTCTCATTGTATATCTCACTCTCCACGACCAAAGCAACCTTTTCCACCCATTCAGGGGACGTGTAAGTTGACAATTTCTTACCTCTATAGGTAAAACTGTCGAAACGGCTATTCCTGTCCTCATATATGTTGTGCAACAATCCCCGGATTTTCTTTGCCGTCGCTTCATGGTCGATGATATGGTTTTCTTTTCTGACTCGCTTTATCATCTCGCAAACATGATACTTTGCCAAATCGAAATAAGCCCCGGAGATGTTCTTGATACGGAGTTGGGTTTCCGGCCGAAGCCCTTCTGTCATTGAGGCTAACATCGAGTTTTGCGCCCTTGTCTCCTCCAGTAGTTCGAGCATCGTGCCTTTGTTGTCTTTGATGATCGTGTTGATGATGGATTTAAACCACTTAAAGCAGGCTATCATAAGCCCGGCGGACAAAATAAGGAAAAAGGCGGCAGTAATTGCCATCATCCCAAAATCACTAATTCCTTTTGCAGTCGTTACCGCTTCTTCTATTCCCATGTCTTCAATCTTTTTTAAAGAGGCGGCTACGGAACCGCCCCTCTCCCTTTGACAACCTAAACTTAATTTGTCTCTTTTGCCTTGAATAAAGCCCCGATAGCCTTAACAACGTCGTAAAATCCGCAACCGGACAGACCGACGGCTACACCGTATATCAATACCTGCCACCATACATAACCGTCAAGCAGTGGTGTCAACTGCAATGCCCACGACACCATGCAGACAATCACGCCGACGGCAACCGATACGCCGATCTTTGCTAACTTGTGCAATGAGATAGCCGGGATACGCTTTGCTATCTGCGTGACCAAAGAGGACGTGAGGGCGACAATACCGGTAAATGTGCCTAAGTCGATTACAAAAGAGGTCGTAGGATCGGTTACGATACCCTGTGCGTAAATGTTGCCTGTTACCAATGTGATCATGCACATGATGTAAAATAAAATCTTTTTCATTTTGTAGTTACGGTTGCCTGTACACCGTAAGGTTCTAATTGTTTAATTATACGAGTTCAACATATAATCCGACCAACGCGGATAAATCTTGTACGAGAGGAATGCCGCTATCTCTTGTGCATTTATACGTTACACCGTCCTGCCGGTAATATTTCCCCTCAAACAGCTCCATCGGCGTGACATAGGGGATCGGATCATCAATTGTGCCGGCGTGCTCTTCGTCCACCACTTTCCACAGGCTTGCGGTTGATGTTCCGGGCCGCCAGTTTTCCTGTGTAGTGTGCCCCTGGATACATTCCCACAGGGTATCGTCAACCCTGTAACGTTCTCCTGCCTTGACATCAATTTCGACCTTCCATTCCGGGTATCGGTCCTTAACTCTTAATGCTTCGGATGCCGTCAGCCCGTAAGTGTTGATCTTTTCAGTTGCTTCTTGGTCTAATTGGTCAAGTGCCAAAAGGCGACTGTATTCGCGGTTTACGGACGGTTCTTCTCCTTCCGGATAAGTCCATTCGTCGCTTGATAAAAGGTTAATAAATTCCGGATCGCTAAACGAATATCTCGGAAAATCTTCGTCACTAAATGGTAACAGCATCTCTTCGTGCAGGATCACTTTGCTTTGATCCACACTTGTTCTCATTTCGGGTAAAATCTCAATACCGTGGGACTTTGCCCATACAATGTCTACAATTGCGTATTTCATATTCAATTAATTTTTAATGTTACTTTGCTTTTAGGGTTTGTAAATAGTTATATGCTTTGATACAGTCGTCTTTGGAGAGGATCTGATTGTAAATAGCTAAATTCTTTAATGCGATTTTAGCAAAGTTGTTCCCATTAATGCCAATTAGCAGGCCACTTTTACTACTTGTGATAGACTGTTCTTCATTAACTAGCATTTCAGACCAATCATCAGAATATACACGTCCATTTGAGCAAATAGCCTTTAAGGTTTTTGTATTTAAAGCTAGTCCTTTATTTGTGCTATTTATGAATATTTTCAATCCGTTATTTGTGTTATACACAAACAAAGAAGGAGATTTAACGATACCAGCCATAGCGATTATGTTATCCACAAACTTCCATTCGCCAATAATCGTAAAGTCCTTACCCATTTTAAAAGCTGACGAAGCTATTGTATCATCCACCCCATCAGTAACCAGATAGCCAGCATATTCGGGGATTTGCTCAACAGTAAGATTCATTTCCTCATTAGAAAATTTCTGTATAAAGAAATAAATCCTGTTTTGAGTTGATTCACCAATAATTGCTTCATCTGTCAACGTATAGTTTAAATGATAGACTCCATCTTTATTATATTGTGCAATAATAGCACCCCCTCCGTTTGTTCCTGGTTTTACAAAAACGGTACTGTTATCAGTCAAACCTGATATTTTGAAGGAAAAATCATATATTGTCCCAACTTCACATAATGGTGAATGGAAATTACATTGGGTTCTTGAAGATTCACCCATTGCAGGTAATGTAATTTCCATTCTATTATGATATACGTTCGATTTTGTGCTATCAACTTTGTTTATCTTCCACGTGTTCCAATTGTAAGCATACTCCCCATATCCACTATTCCCTGCAAAACCAAAGTTCGATAAAACGAGATTATTACCATTGCCCGTAATGTTGGCAATAGTAGCACGATCTTCGTCCTCGTTGGTTTTGCCTGTTACCGTCCAAGCCTGATCGAAGAATAACCAAGGATAGGTTTTAATAAAGTAGTTTTTGATCTTGGTCAGTTCTTCTTCGGTTGCGTCGTGATCAAGGATGATGAGTTCCCAGATGGCTGCTTTGGCAAAGAAAGACGTTCCTCCCGAACAAATAAGCAAATAAGGGCCACTTGTATTATTACCACTTACTATATCAACTCCATTATAGTTATTTGATGTTTGGCAAAGTAATACATTATTTTCATTTACGTTTATTACTGGCGTATTTCCGAAAGACATAGTTCTTTTTACCTTCGGATTAACATTATTGTATTTTACTTCACAACCAAATGCTCCCCAATTTTCAGTTATCCACCTCGGTTCTTTTAAATTCGCAACAAGAACCTCATTGTTTGTTTTATTTTCTGGTGTCAACCACTTTCTCAACGCTACAACCGTATACCCCTTTTCCTTAGTCAGGATAGGGAAATTTTCACAGATACCATAATCATCTACACCATCAAAGACAAGTGCACCAGCGTAATAAGGTAAAATCTTAACAGTAAAAGTAGTTCTATCTTCACCAACTCCATTATACCCTATCATATATAATCTGACTGCATCATCTTCGGATTTGTACTCAAAATGATAAATTCCGTCTTTCGTGTATGTCTCTCTTTTTATTCTTTTTGCAGTACCAGATTCTATGATATCAAGATTAAAAGTTACACCCGAATTTTCTTCTAAACCAATTAATTGAAAATAAACATCAAATATTTTCAATCCCCCTTCTGGATCAGTAAAGTTGAAACTATAAATATCAGGGGTATAACTAAAAGTCTCTTTAGATAGCGAATATCCACCGCAACCACTCATCCCACCCCAAGCGAAATTCTTGAAGGTTAAGAACCTCCCTTTGTGGTCTGCATCCTCCAATCTTGGATTCTTGGACATCTGTTCATTGGTGAGCCCTTTAAAACTCCACCTCGTTACATCGCCGCGAAGATGGGGAAAACCGTCACCGCCAGAACTTTTCTGACAGGCGCACAAGGTGTTTAGGTACAATTGGTTTAACTGCACCTGATTTAACCCTATTTTGTTCAAACCGATCATGACTGATATGCGATTTTGGCGATTGTAACTTCCGCCCCGCTCTCAATGCGAATGTGCATACCTTCGGGGACATTCGGAACTTCAAAGTCCAGTTTTGCCATCAATGGCCATGCCGTCGGTAGCGGGACGGGTACAAAGTCCTCACCTGTCAACGACTGCTGCATACTGAGCGTTCCGGGTAACGCACCATACGCGCCCGGAACATTCGCCCGTGTGATTTTGATATTAAACGGGCCTGCCGCTTCAAACTCGCAAACCCACAAATCACCTTCTTTGTTAAAAGTCAAATCCTGCAATTCCATATCATTTCACTATTTTATCGTACAACACTGCCAATGCGCCGGCCGGCACATCCTTATTGGATTCAACGAGCTTGTCAAAAGCGGATTCCGTGAGAGTTTCGAGTGTTACCTCTACAGGTTCATCATTCATACCGCCTTCAAAACAGTCCTTGTCTTTATTAAAGACACCCGTTTGAATGGCGTTCAAACCCCGATTAAACCCCTCGTGCATCCGATTAAATGACGCAAGTTCCAAGTTTGAAACGGTCCGGTTACCACCGGCTGCCACCGCCTCGTTGCTTTCGAGCATTTTCATTATTAACTCATCATAACCGTCTGGTTTGAGCCGTTCTTTTACAAGCTCTATGTCGTTATTATACTTGTCTGCCACCTCCCGCAATACGCGAAGGTTCTTGATTATTTTCAGCCGGTCGGTTGTGTTCAGACCGGAGAGCTTCAAATCCTTCAGGACAGCAAATAGTTCTACTGCTTCGATTGTTCTCATTTTCAAACCTCCTCAATTGTTTGGTTATTAATCGCCTGTACCATCTCGTCAAGCAGCTCCGAAATATCTGTACGATACTGCACGTATGCGATATCATTGATGTTGATACCGAGCATGGAGTAATTGCCGATATACGTCACCCCGTCAATCAGTCTTGCATCACCGTTGACCGACATAACCTGTCCCGTATTCGTATTGATCTCCACCTGGCCGGTGAGCGTGATCTGCTCGTTTCCATAGACCACGTCTGCTATTGTCCTTTTGTTGCTAATCTGTTTCATATTCTTTGTCTTTTTATGGTTGTTATCTTATTCTTTTCCTCCCGAATCTGTCATTACGCCGCTTTTGACTTGCAGCTTATTGTCGGCATAGACCTGCACAAATAGCGCACGCCCTTGATAGGCGGATGGTATGGACAACGTGCCATTCCAGCTGTATGTTTCCTCTTCTCCGATATACCTTTGAGTGTCAAGAGATACGGCATTTATAAAGCTCGTGCCATTCAAAGATGTGTGTAATTGGATAGCTATGTTTGACGCGGAACCACCCACATACACGTCACCAATAGAACTCATGGTGACCTTATACGACACGCTTGTTCCCGCACTGTTAAGTATGGCGGTAACAGTAAAAAAGTACTTCTTGCTACCGGCCGGTTCTTCGCCTGTCAGATACCATTTGTACGGATTAGGATTAAACCTGTCCGATACAATGGCAAAAAACATGTCTTCGGCACTTGACGTATGGACTCCGCCTATCGTTTTCTGCACATTGGTGTAAAAGTCATAGCAGGTGATTTCGCCGGTATTCCAATAGGCTTTTTTAGGGATGTTGGCCCAATCTATTTCATCCGTGCACCAAGCCTTGTCACCGTTGGCGTTGATCATATATATTCCTCTGTACAAAGTCACCTCGTTGCCGCTTTCGTCCGTCAAGTAGTACAGGTCGTTTTTGCCCAAAGTCGTATCGTCGCCTTGGTTCTCGATGTTGATCAACATCGTTGTAGCATTTCCCGCGTTGTCGATATCACGCACGCCCATCGGCATGACAGGTATAGGCGCATCCGTATTGTAATTTCTAAAATCATCCAATCTATAAGGGGACCTTAAACCTCCGATAGGCCTGTTATAAGTGTGCGTGCCGTTTTCGTCAATCAGGCTTACAAGTTGCTCCACTGTGCTTGCAGAGGTTATCGTCAGCCCGTAATTTATATTTTTCAGGATGGTAGCATTAATTTCGATCCCATCATAATTAACAGGCTTCCACTTAGAAAACTGGTTAATCTTGCTGCTTGTGCATAGCGTAGACAACCGGGTATCCAGCTTGCCATTTACAACCTCACCTAATGTGCGGGCTACATGGTAAAATTGCCCTACAGATTTCGACGGAAATATCATGCTGCAACCCCTCCTTTCAAATCCTCTATTTCTTTCTGCAAGCGGATCACCGTATCTTGCAGATGCTTTATTTGCTGATCTTTTGTTAGCTCCCAGTGCTGCCGGGAACGAACGATATTGTCAAGGGCTGTATGTTTGCGATACAGCTCTTTTATACCCTGAACTGCAACTATCACTCCCAACGTCGTGTAATCTACATTCAGGTAGCCGTCATAAATATCCGAACCTACCAATTCCGGGAATATGGCCTGTATCTGTTGCGCAGATACACCAAGATGATACTTTTTGTCCCGGCCGTCCTTCCAGGTATACCGAAATACGTCCAGGGTATTAATTGCCATCAATACCCCACTCACTCCATCTATGCGATCCTTCAACCGCATGTCAGAGTTCTGCTGCCAAGTCCCGGTAATAATACCGTTACCGACAATAGCGCATTTGTAAGAGGATTGGGTTGTACCGACAAAAAGATTACTGTCTACTTGCATGTTGCCGGTAACTAAGGCGCCTCCATTTACCGCCAATCTATGGCTGCTGCTCGTTGTGTTGATCCACAAGTAAGGGGCGATAATGGTATTTGTCACCGTTCCCCCGTTCCAGCTGCCCGATCCGCCCGAAATAGTGGCTGTCCTTGTTTGCCCGGCAACGGTAATGCTTAGCGTGCTGCCACTGTACGACATCGCGCTAAAAAGCGATGATGCGGTGCAGGCGGTAATGCTGCCACTGCTCATATACACCGGTAGCGATGCTGATCCCACCGTGGCCGAACAAGCCGTAACAGTGCCGGACGACATATATACAGGCTTTGACGTACCGCCTACGGTCGAATTGCACGCCGTAGGTGTACCGCTTGACAGGTAGATAGGTCTGGCCGTACCGCCGACGGTACTCGTGCCGACCTTGTTAGGCACGTAGAATGTCGTCTTGGACCCATCTATCGTTATCGTGCCGACACTCGTACCACTCGTATAGGATGCGGATGCGCTGACCGTGCTACCGCCACCGGCCGAGTAAATCTGACCGGACGAATTGACCTTTATTGTCGTGCCGTCGATCTTTACTAACCCGTACATGTCGGTCGTGGCGATTGCTATAAGGTCGTCAGCATCAGAGGTTGCGAAGGCTATAACGTCTTTTGATGCTTTGACAGTACCACCGTCGAAAACAACCATATTCGGACTCGAATTGCGTCCCATGATCGCGAAAGCCAAGCTGCTTTGTATTATTCCGCTGAGTGCACTGCCCAGGTACGTGCCCGACGTACCTGCCAATTGTGCCCATCCGACAGAGTTTGTCACGCGGTAGTACGGGAAAGTACTGCCCGTGTTCATGTTTACATTGCCGGTAAACGTGCCCCCTGCCTTCGGCATGTATATGGAGAGGTCAGGCGTACCGCTAAGCTCGCTGTATGCTATGGTGTAAAATGTCCCGTTACCGGCTAAATATTTGGTACTGCTGCCCGATCCGGTAAGTGTGGTGAAATTGCCGTTGCCATCCTTGATAAATCCCGCACCGTTGGTGAGCTGGTTTGTGTTGTTAGGGATCGACAAGGTTTTTGCCGCACTACCGTCGTAAGTCCCGGTACTGTATCCGCTCCAGGACAGACTATAAGGGCTTTTTAGGGACGTAGGTATTTGAGAGGCCAAAGCAAAGGTATTGCCTTTTACATATGTCAGCGTCTTTGTGCTCTCGTCGTATGTCAGTGACGTTACTGCATTACCTGTCCCGGATGATGTTATCTGGCTGATTCCGCTGCCACCGCCTGCGTATGACGGATCGATGCTTATGTAGCCGTCGGCATCAACTATGACACCGCCACCGGACTTTACTCCGACAAGGCCGAGCTGGGATGCTGTAGCGACAGGGATACCTAAATCCTTTTCATCACCCACGCCATAGGCAACGATATCCTTTTTCGAAACGGCGGTGTAGTCTGATAGGATATACTCTTTGCCCTCTTCCAGGGCTTCACCGGCGGCATTGGTTGTGACAAGTGTCCAGTAACCGGCAAAAGATGATCCGCCCGATATTGTTCCTCCGGACGAACCACCCGTATTACTGCCGACAGCGTCTAACGCCCTGCCTGTACGCGGAAAGGCTGTTTTCTTGACATTCCTATGTTGTATATCGATAGACATTCAAATAATCGCTCTTTACTATATACCGCCGGTGCGTATTACACACCTTATTCGTACGGTATATCACTAAGTTTTGCATCATCTTTACTAAATCCCACGCATGAGAGCTGCATTGTCGCACGGCGAAAATCAAGCTCTGCACCCGTCACCAAATATTTGCCCTGCAAAAACTTGGTGTAAGTGACATAGCCCATAACAGGGTTGCCTTTAAGGTGGAGAGTGCACCCAAACTGCCCATGCTTTTGCGAGTAGTTAGAGTGGATGGTACACATCAAAAGCCGTTCGAGGATGTTTGTTTGGCCGGAACGTGTGTAGGAGAGTTGAAATGTAAAGCCGCTATCGACCTTTTTCAGGATGTTGGCTTTGCCGATCGGGGCTTTCTCTTCATTTGCCGATATGCACTTTAATGTGATCTCTCCAAGGTCGGACTTGACCTTTTTGTTTACGTAGCTTTTAAATTCGTAATCGTCGGTAGACGGGCTTTCCAGATTTACATCCAAAATTGAGATGCTGAAATTATTAAACAGAACCATCTTTATTTTTTCAGCGTCAGCCAATGTTTTAGAAACAGGATTTAATAGTTGTATTTTGTTTGTAATCTCAAAAATAGGGAACCCGCAAATATCAGGTTCAAGGTATAAGCCACTCCCAACAAATTTTGAATTTAACCTTGTATGATCTTCCAAATCATCCATAGGTCTCCCTATATCCGCGTTTGTTGTCCATTGGTCAACAATAGATTCATCTGTCTTATCTGTGCTAAACCACAAAACACACCTTCCTTGCACTAATTCCGAATTTGATGAAATATAATTCCAGCCGAAAGTCCCCTCATTTGTATTGTTATAGTAAGCAACGATTTTGCCTTTATCATCAACATAATACCAATTACAAAAGACTTTAAGTACACCGCTATTATCAACCTTAATTTCCCTATCCATTAACAAAGGTTGTTCCAAAGTGCTTGGATAGGCTTCGACTTTAAGATTTATGTAATATGGTGATTTAGACCTGCCCGACGGCTTTTCAATTGCCATGACATATGCCGGATATTTCACCCGAAATAGCGGTTTTATATAATTGGGGGTTGGCGTATAATCTGAAAAGATCCCAGCAAGCGAATCAATTTTACCAACATATGAAGCAGGATTCCTATCGTTGTAAATAACAAAAAAGCCATCCGATTGCAAATTCTCAATACCTTTACACTTTTGGTAATAGTTTGTGCTTGATTGAGGTGTAAAATCTGGCGTAAATAACTCAGATACTGACTCTTCGTCAACTTTTGCGTTTTGTTGTACAACCTGAGCGTAAATAGAGCTTGTAATCGTCACATTGTTTTTCATTTCCTCAAATCCATAACTTCCCCCTGTAGACACAAAGCCGATATTCGACAAGTCGCCATGATTATATTCGGGGGTTTGCAATCCCTCATACGTCCAATTAGCGTAATTGTAGCATTTCATAGACAACCCGCCATCAACCGTGTTATAATCGTAAATGTAGATATTACCATCCCTTTGCACCATCATAAGCCCAAACGGCTGCAATATGCTTTCTATTACCTCCCGGCACGACATCGGTTCGTTATCCTCATCATAAAAGTTCGCCGACATCACATATAACTTGTCCAATACCGTTTCGCCATCGGATATCGTGATCCCTTCCGCCGTCGTACTGCAACCGATATAGACCTTACCGAACGGAAGAGCCAAAGCGGAAAGACACCTTTTAAGATGCTCCATCATGCTGACAATATCCGTATAGTTGTTATCGTTTGCATCCTTATATTTAAGCCGCTCCAACACGTTAAAGTCTGCACCGGTAAATTCGACAGGATACGGGGGATAGTCCGATAGCTGCTCTTCGTACAATTCCGGATCGAGCCAACCTATCCAATACAGCTTACCGGAACGATACATCTTTATCATGTAGCCTTGCATGTCATCCGTATGCAGTGAGACAAACTCAAATATTTCATGACTCACAAGCCCGATAGTCGCGCCTGATCCCTGCACAGGTTCCAATTTATCCACATCGGTATATTTCAAGGTAAAAGGCGTTCCTGTGCCTGTAACCTCTTTGGGCGTAACACTGTTAGCCGTCAATATTTCAACCCGGTTCAAAACATTGTCCAGCCCTCTAAATTCATAATAATAAGCTATGTTCATCGCATTTTTGAGTTAAGTTTTTCACTATTTCTAATTACGGCAACCAAATTATCCCCACGCGCTACCAACTCGCCCGTGACGCGCACATCGGACGACCTGCCACCACCGCCATTATTAAGTAGATCAAATAGCCTGCCTTGCTGTACCCTGCTCAGTATCATTTCGCCTGAGTTGGCCATAATGGGGACTTTGTCACCTGCATAGCTCATGCCCGGCACGATACCACCGGTAGCATATTTCCCGCTCACCGATTTTTGCAGTGCGGCTTTTGCAGCAGATGCAGCGACGATCAATGCCCCACCGGCGGCAATGGCGGCAAAGGGGTTCATGAGCAGTTTGTCAAACGCAATCTTAGCCAATCCAGCGGCCACCATCGCCGAACCAAATTGTTTAAGCATGTCCATCATGCTCATTAACATACTATTAAAAGCTTCCGAAGGATCGCCGGATGCTAACGCATCTCCAAGCCCCTCAAAAACGGATGTTACACTGCTTTGGATCAGTGATTGGACTTCACTTGACAATTCAACCATACCGTTATTGACATCCGTCATTTTTTCAAGCGTCTTTTCAAGGTCTTTGATCCTTTGCGCGTAAATAGCCCTCAACGACTCGTTCGTTTCTTCGTTATACAATATCGTCAAGTCCTGTATTTGCTTTTGGTATCCGGCAATGCTGCCCTTCAAATCCGTTTCGACATCTTCCTCAACTTCCGGCATATATACCATCTTCAACGGCACAGGGACTTCATATCCGTCTTCTGCTTCTTTCTCGATTTTTTTGATTTCCTTATGGATATATACACCAGCGTCATTCATGGACTTTTCAAAGTCAAAAGAGGCCTTCAATTTCAAATCCTCCTTTTTAAATTGCTTGCGCATGTCGTCGGTAACGCTCGTATTTCCTGTGCCTGTTTTCGCTTCTTTATTCTTTTCCGCAATTTCGGATACTTTTTTCAACTCCTCGTTCAGGTATTTATCGGACTCCTGATAAACCTTGTTTTTCAATTCTGCCTGAAAAACGATTTCTTTTTGTGCCTTTATCTGTTCTCTTAGGCTATCTAATTCAACTCCTTCGTCATAAGTTCTTCTATTGTAACCCTTTCCTTTATCCGTCAAATATTTTGCCTGAACTTCCAAGTCTGCCAAAGTAAGCTGCTCTTTTCTTAATTGGGCCGCATAACCGACACCGCCGGCATTATTCCGCTCCTGCAACTCCATGACTTTGGATATGGCCTCTGCTCTGCTATAGCCAAAATCCTCATACGACTTAATAGCCCGTTCAAGCCCTTTCTTTTCATTATCGACGGAGTCAGATAATATTTCCTGCTGCTTCTGTTCGGCCGTCTTTATAAGCTCTGTAAACTGGTTGATCAGCCTTGCTGCCATGTTAGCAGAGTCTTTTAATGCGCCATTGGACTTATTCAGCGTTAAAATCAAACCCTCCCACGCGGACGACACGTTATTAACAGCTCCAGCCAAATTATCATTATTGATTTTTTGTTGTTCAAGGGCTGTATTGGTTCCGGTAATTGCATCTACGTACTTTTTGTACTCATCTTTAGCGTTGACGATAGCAAGTGCCGCCGTTACGTTTTCTTTGCCAAACATCTTTGTCATTTGGGTGGCGTTAAGGTTCTTTGCAGCTAAATTTTCCAAGGCGGCGGTAAGCCCAACAACCGACGGTTTTAGTTTTTGATCCGAGCTTGCTTCGAGTGTCAAAAATATATTTCTTAGGTAGGTTCCCGCCTCGCTTGCTTCCGTCACCTTTGGCGCAATGGCTTCGATAGCTGCGACCAACTCGTTGTATCTAACCCCTACAGAGCTTGCCGCGCCACCAGAACGTTCAATTGCTTTTGTCAGGTACGGGATATCTGCCGAACCCGCCTGCGAAGCGGCCGCCAATATGTTGATATATTCGCCCGCCTTGTCAGCCGATTCGCCCATTTGGTTAATGGACCCGGAGAGAGCGCGCGCTGCCTCCGGAACGTCCATCCCAGATGCTTCCGCCAAGATGATAGCTTGTTTGGTCACTTCCGCTAAAGCCTCCTTGTTTTTCAAAAGTTCGGGTTGTTGCGATCCTATAAGTTGAAAGGCCTCTACCACTTGTGACGCTGTTTGCGTCGACGTAGAACCGAGTTTTATCGCCTGCCGTTGAAAGTATTCCATCTCTTCAGCAGACACCCCTGTAAGGGCCTTTAACGACGACATTGATTTTTCAAACTCCATGCTTTTTTGAACGACATCCGATAGGGCTGTAGATACGCCCATAGCAGCAGTAGCCCCCACGGCCATCTTTGCCAAGTTACCCGCAAAACGAGTCACCCCGCCACCAAGAGCATCTATCTTACCGCTTACAGCGGCTATTTGTGAGTAAAGCCCGGAAGACTTCTTTTTAAATTTGTCCACCTGCTTCATGCTTGCATCTATATTCTTGTCAAATCCTTGGCTTTCAAGCCAAAGTCTTGTCACTAAATCCGCTGGCATTATTCATCTTGTTTAAAAGATTAGACATTTCTTTTTTCATTTCCTCGTATCTGTCGCCGGCAGGCTCTTCATCCACGGTATCAGAGTCCCACGGTAGGGATAGGATATCTTTCGGGTTAAGGTGGCTTCGGCTGTTTACCTGTGCAATGACATACATTATCATCCTCGTTGACTCCCATAAGTCCTTATGCTTCAAATGCAACCCATCGAGAGCGATTTCGATCTCAAAAGGTTGCATTTGAGTTAATACATAGTCAGGGGGCAAACCGCCCTCCATGACGAGCAGTTGAAAGGTTTCAGACGCGCTTATCCTTTTTTTTTATCGTCGGTGGCCGCTCCCCTTGACAGGGATGCGACCTGATTGAAATAGGATACTTCCCACTTGAAAAACGCTCCAAGCGGGGTTTCGTCCTTAGTGAGGATATCCATAAACTCTTCAAATTCCATCTGAAAATCAGGATTGAAGGTCATAAGCGAACAGAAAAAGAATACAACCTGCTCGAAGGTGTGCATATCTTCGCCAAAGAATTTACCACACATCCTTTCGTACATGATCCGCGTACGTAGATTACAGCCAATCTTGTACTTCTTCCCGCCTATTTTTACTGCATTCTTTTCCATCACTATGATCTCTTAGAGAGCGGTCCTTTGCCTTTAAATGTAACGTCATACGTCGCCTTGTCGTTGTGGGCAGCTGTTGCCGTAATGGACGTAATCATGACATCACCTTCCCATCCGCCGGTTCCGATCGTCCAACCGCCTTCCGGGGCTGCGCTTGTGCTACCCGGATTGCTCTTTTGAGCAAACGCGATATGAAATACCTCTTTGTTGAGCTGTGCTTGGAGCAGCTCATCATAATCCGTCTCTACCATCATGGAGTTGCACTGCAAATCCCATGTGATCAGCCCGGCTTCGCTGTCACCCCATTCACCGGTATCCTTATTGGACACGTCCAGCTCTTCTGTGTTTACATTAAGCGTGTGCGTGAGCGCGGCGCCGAATGCAGCCCATGTGTAATCGGGCGAATTGCCGGATGCTTTGAAAAGCATCAAATCCCGACCTTTAACTACTGTTTTTTTCTCTGCCATACCTATAGCCTCCTATTTTTTTCTTTTACGGTTTACCCTTTTGTACGTTTTCATAATCTCCTGTTTTAGCCCCTCTTTCATGCTTTGGTAAATAGCACTTTCGGTGGACTTCTGCGCACGGTCAAATAAATGTTCTGGTTTTATCCGACCGGTTCTTCTGCTTTTGCCGATTCGCCAATTGTACCACCTTTTCCCGTCTTTTCTTCGTTTGTATTGGCCTATGATCTTCCAGCCTTTTGTTTTTCTTTCCTTTGTACCCATCTCAAACCATTTCATCATGTAGTCACCCATGATATGCACTTTGGCATGAGGCATGTCTTTTTTCCCAACATAGATACGGACGGTCGCCTTGCCCGCTTCCACCCCTTTGATAACCTTTCCTTTTCGGTTTACGACTTCGATGTGACGTTTGCTCAAATGCGTATTTTCGGCAAACAACCGATCTGTTTCCTTTTTTAGCATTTCAGCCGATTTTTTTAGCTGCCTGCGATAAGCCCTCTTGATCTGTGGACCCGTCAAACTTCGCGCAAGTTGCATAAACTGGCTATCATCAACCGTAAAACCTCCACCTTTAGCCATCGTTAATAAAGCTCTATGTTATAGGATAAAATCTGCTCAAAAGAACCATCATTGTACTGTTCGGACGCACCGGTCAACTCAATGGACGAAACGTCAAAACCTTCCACGTCGCCAATGTCCTCACAAGGCATATTGCCAACAATAGCGGATGCAATATCAAGTGATTGCGTATAAGTTTTACCACATACGACCAACTCGACCGAAGCGGTGCAAATCTGGCTGTAACAGTCTTTTGTCCCTTCAAATTGGGTTGCTGTCCTTCTGTAGACGATAAATGGGAAAGGCGTGTTTTCCGCTGCAAGAGACGGAAAAATACGGCCTTTGACCTCTTTGTTTACTTGGTCGATACCCGTAAGCAGCGACTTAAACACTTTGCCTATTTCAAGTATATCATTCATTTATTACCTCCGCTGTTATAATTATACCGTTCCTTGTCTTATCAGGGTTGATATCTAATATCCGGTAGCGGTTCCCGTCGTGGACGATAACCATATCCGGTGATACTTTGTGATATCTCCTGATCTCAAACTTCACGGTAAACTGTGTAAACACCTCGTTTGCGTCGATAACTTTGCTCCCCGACGAGTGCACGACTCGCGCATTTGTCGAAAAAGCGTCTTCAAAAGCCGGTTCCGACGCGGAATAATCCGTTTCGTTGCTGACCGGCTTTTGAAATGTGATCCTGTCTTTTAATAATCCAGCTCTCATCTTTACGGCTTTTTGTACCTTACATACGGAAACAACAGGCTATCGACCATCATTGCGACCTTGCTCGAAGAAGCGAATGCAACCGGTTCCCGGTTTTCGTAATAATGCGCCAAAACCAATTTTGCCGCATGTTTTACGGGTGCGGGAATGTTGCCGTCCGGAAAAGCCTCATCCAAAGAATCGTACTTGATCCGGTTGGCAATGTCCGTCTCCGCAACGGGGATTAATCCTTCGATATAGCTGTCATCGCCGGTATAGTCTTCATCTACCCGGCAATGCGCTTTAGCTTCTTCAAGAGTTAATATCATAGCCTCTTTTATTTCAGCGATCCAACAGCAAAAGAACTTGCTCTACGCGGTTTAGCGTCAAAGAACGCATTGATTACCAAACGAACCTCACCATCAGCAGCCTTAGTGTACGGATCAACGGTGATATCCAGTGCGCCCCACTGACCGATAACAAAGTCAGCCCAGTTACCAAAGATGATACCTTCTTCATCGGTCGCCGTCTGCAACCCAGAAGCCATACCGGTAGTCGCATAGAGCGGATAACCGTTAGCCAACCCTTTTTCAAGGATAAACCCTTCAGCTACATTTGCTGCACGCAAAGTTGATTTCAGGATACCTGCACCTTTGACAGATGTGATATACGCCAAATTATTTACCAATGCTTCGTCAACCGGAACGGCTGTTTCTAAGGCGATCAGGTTAGCAAAAGAGGCTGCACCCTTTACCACGTAAGTAGGCGTGCCGGTGAAAAATCCGTCTGGCTTATCAGCACTTGTGGCATCTTTACCCAAAATTGTCGATTGCAACTTGACAGCGACCGCACGTGCCAAATCCGCTGTCAACATAGCATCGGTAGACATGGTGTCTTGTGCTAAAAATTGCTTTGAAATGTCGAGATAAGCGGTCAGACGCTTAGGAGACAATTCGACTTTCGAGAAAGTACCTTTACCATTGGCAGCGGTAGCGGTTTCCCCCTTCCACGAAACGGTTGATCCGGAATAAGACGGAATACCCACATTGCCTTTCAGGCCGGTAAGGAACGTGGCGCCGGCCTTTACCATGACAAGACTGTCTCTGATGGGAGTCAAGATACCCAGCAGGTCAGTCGTAATCAACTCTGTACCATCGCCCGTGACTTTAGCGGAAACAAAATCGCCTCTGTACTCCATAGGGATAATCAGAGAGCCTGAATCGGCTTTCAACCCTGCTTCCGTCATACTTCTACGCCCTTCTTCCATCAAAGCCCCGATTTCGTCGTCAACTTCGCCGGACAATTTAGCGCGAATGGCCCGTGCAAGCAGATTGCCTTTCGGCGCCTGCTGCGTCCTGATAACCGGACGTTGCTTGTTACGCGCTTCCGCCAACTTGATTTCATATTCGATTTCAGCAGTTTCAGCAGCAATTTCCCCAAGTCGCTTCTCTTCCTGCTCACTCGCCTTGCGCTGCTCTTTCTGCAAACCGGCGAAAATATTCTTTCTTTCTTCACTCAATACACCGAGCTTGTCTTTCAGTTCGGTAACGGTCATTTCTTTCTTTGCCATGTTAGTACCTGTTTTGTAATTTGTTAAAATATTCTTTCATCTCTTTTTCTTTTCTTTCTTCAAGGTCTTTGCGTGCCTTTTCCTTACGCTCATTAATTGATCGGAGAGCCACCGTTGTATCTTCATAGGCGGGGTAATAAACAGGGCTTACGTCAAAGAGACGATTAAACTTTAAAATCGTCCGGACATACGTTCCGTCTTCACGTTCGTCCCAGGTTTCATCTTTTACTGTAAAGGCAAACGATGATTCCGAGATATCACCACGTTTCAGCGACTCGATGAGTTCATCCCCTAAAGCCGTTACAGGAGCGTCAAAAGAGTATCTAAGTCCCTTTTCGTCAACCTCCAATTTCAATGATCCCTCACCCATGCGATACCGGGCCAATACACCCCGGCGTTCATCGTGGTTCATGAGGCACAGCACATCGCTTTTTTCAAGCACGCCGTCCAATGCTGTAGGTGCGATCCTCTCAATCAAATCTCCACCCCACATAGGCTGACTGTCCTTGTTAAAAAGCAAAGCATAACCCTCCACGTGCCTTGTTTCTTCATTCACATTAGCACGGCAGGAAAAACCCCTGATTTCTTTTTTTTCATTCATAACTTTATTGCTTCTTTCTTATATACCGCCGGTGCGTATTACACCGTTTTTCATGATGTTGTCTTGGATGGTTCAAACTTCTTGTTTACGACATATTCCAACGGGACCATCGCATTGTTTACGAGCGTATAATCACCATTCTTCACCTTTGGTAAGTCCAGTTCTCGACGTGCCTCGTTGATAGTGGACAGGCCACCCTCTATTTTTGTCTTAACCCATGTGGCCTGTGCGGCTTTATCGGCACGTAACAGATTGTCTGTATTAAACTTAACCTCTATATAGGCACGTTCAGAAGGTCGGAATATCTTGCGTTTGAACTCCAGCTCTATATTTTCCAACATGGGAGCTAATGTGTCAGTTAGAAAAGCAAGTTGGGTGGCTTCAACAGTCGAATAACTGGATTTGCTAAGGTCAAAGGCCTTGACGGGAGAAACTCCGAAAAAGCGGCAAATGTCAATTACGTTGTATTCCCTTGTTTCCAACATTTGAGCCTCAGACGGGTTAATGGATATCGATTGATAGTGACTATTGGCTTCCAATACACCTACACCGCCCTTGCTTACCATATCCGCCCAAGTCTTCTTTATCTGGTCTTTCTGTTCTTCTTTTAACTTGGTATCAAATGACAGTATACCCCTGACATTCCCGCCTTCGGAAAAAAACTCTTTCGCATAGCTTTCAGCCGAGCTGGAAATACCTATAGTATTCATCGCATGCCGAAGAGTTGAAATACCGGTTATGCCGTCGTAGCTAAAATTAAGCACGTGGATCATATCGATAGGTTCCACCAGATATTTAAAGCCTGTCACCTGGTAACGCATCCGAGGGACACCTTCGACATTTATGTAAACGATACTTACTAATGATGCAGGTAAATATTGGATAGACAGCGCGTTTCCGTAATCGTCCCTGTCTATGTACGCATAGCCGTTGCCCTGTAGCAGAACAGAGCTAACGAGCGTTTTGAGGAAGGTAAAGCGTGTCATATCCGGACTTGGAAACTCGCGGATAAGGTCAAATGCAGGATGATTTACATACAGGGACTTGTACCCGTCTGCATCTTTTCGAAATATTTCGATTGGGAGTTGTGCCACACTTTCGCTAATGACATTGACACACCGGTAGACGGCAGCTAACGCCATTGCGCTTTTACTGGACGAGCCGCCGAACCTGCGGACGTTTATCAACGACTCGACCGGTTCTTTCTGCTGCTTTCTCCGTATATCTATTTTAAAGCCAAATAAAATCATTCGGTATATATTTTACTATATACCGCCGGTGCGTATTACACATATCAAATAGTGTTGCTGTACTGTGGTGTAAGCAGGTACACGCCTAATGCCTCAATCATGGCTATAACGCCGTCGATCTTCTTATCTTTATATTCCTTGGACGGCTTGGTATTGCCGTTGCTGTCTATCTTCATTACGACATTTTTAAAGCAAAAGCGGGTAATAGGATTGTTGTCTATCACGGCGTTGCCGGACAGTATTATTCGTTCCATCTCTTTTGTCGGACGGTTAAAATTGCCGATAGATTGACTAACCGGTTCCATCGCCAACCCTTCGTCTGTCGCATTGATCACAAATTGGGTGGCATTCCAGGAGTCATAACCAACCTTCGTCAGGTAAAAACGTTTATCCATCCGCAAAAGGTCGTCCAGGATATAATCATAGTCAACGACATTTCCGGGTGTCAGCTTCAAATATCCATTACGTACCCATTCGCTATATTGTTCCTTGTTTTTCTTCGTAAGCAGGGCTTCTTCAGGCAAATAATACAACGTCTTAAAGTAAAATTTCTCCTTCGGGAACATAAAGGACACGCATGCAAGGTCAGAGGTTGCCGAAAGGTCTATTCCGGCATAGCAATCGTCCCGTTCGGAAAAAGTGTCAAAGTCGATAGGGCTGGAGCATGATAGTATGTAATCATCCGGTATCCATACGTCCACACTATCACACCATAGGTTCAAGTTCTTGGTTTTTACATTCACCTCATCCGAAGGTGTGTTCATGGCCTTTCGGACTTCTTTTCTCAGGTATGAGGACTTTACGGTTACGTCCATGTTAGGATTGCTCTTTATCCAAACTTTTTCGTCCTTCCAATCATCATCTTTATCAAGCGAATAAATAGCAATAAAAAAAGAATCATCCTCTTTCAATCCGTTAAGTATCTCCGTGCCCGTCGTGCGAAGCTCGTAACACGGACCGAGCTTGTCGAATCCGGCAGTTGTAATGATTATTTCAAGCGGATTCTCACGTGTTCCCTGCCCGGACTCCAACACGGCTTTCAAACTATTGGTTTTAGCTGCATGATATTCGTCCAAAATAAAGGTTGACGGATTAGGGCCGTCGAGCTTTGTCGAGTCAGCCGCCAACACTTTTAACCAAGACAATTTTTTGTCAAAATTAATAGTGTCACGAAAAACCTTCAGGTATTTTTCTTTCGGGTCAAACGTTTTTGCAAAGTTGGAGCATAGCGGCCATGCTGATATCTTTACCTGATCCTTTGAGTTGGCAGCAAAATAAACCTCTGCGCCATCTTCCCCATCATTAAACAAGGCGTTTAATCCAATCCCGGCAGCAAGTGCGGTTTTTCCGTTCTTTCGAGCTACCTCTATGTAGACCGTTTGCGTTAGCCGGCTTCCATCGGATAGGTTGTAAAAGCCGTAAATACTGGCAACGATCCACGCTTGCCACGGTTCCAGTATAAACGGGCTGCCAGAATGCCGGCCTTTGAAATGCTTCAGATGGTGAAATAGCCTTATCACATTGTCCACGCATTCCGGCCTAAATTCATAGCGATCATCTTCCATCAAATGAAAGAACCGCTCACAAGCCAAGCGGATATGTTCACCGGCTACCACCTTGCCGGACAGCACATCGGCAGGGTATTGTAGATATGGCTTATTTCCCGTTGAAGAAATCATCCGCATCCGTTTCCTCCTTGCTCTCAACAATTCCTTTTGTCATTTTCCGACTCCTTGGCGTAAACCCGTACTCTTTTGCAATGTCAAGATATTGCGACCAACTTTCTTTCAAGATGTTCACCTCCGGACGTTTCACCACCTCGCCTTTAAGATTGGTCATTGTCATTCCCTTTTCTGATATGACCTCCACGCAATTAAGGTAGCTATCATACGCCGTCGCCATACGGTGTAATTGGGGGATATCGCCAACAGTCAACCCGCCATTGTCACTAAGGTCACGGATAATACTGCAAATGACCTTACGCGTCTCCTTATACTTGATTGTTTTAGGGAGCTGGAAGGAAATTGTCGCCTTACCGCCCACGATACAATACTTACCCATGATTTAACAAATTTAAAATGTTTGGCTTTTTTCAAAAAATGCCGTGCGTGTGAAGTTCAGTCGGTGGTGGTTTTAGACATCTCTCGTTCTAAAAAAAATGCCGGGGGGGGGTATTCCCGTTAACCTGCTAACTTCCACCTATTAACCTCTCGAACGCTTTCTTTTGTGTATCTCAGAATGGCATTCGTCGCACAAGCTCATCAAATTATCATAATCAAAGGCTAACGCCTTTCTTGCTTCGGGATCATCCACGGACATAAATGACTGGATATGGTGTACGTCATCAGCCATCTTTGTTATCCCTTTCTTTTCGCACACCTCACACAGGGGATTGTTCCTTAACTTGACAAGTCTTAACCTCTTCCACCTGACAGTATTATACACCGCCATCCTTTCTTTCCTGGTGTAGCTGTTATCGCTCTTCTTCTTTGGCTTGTAAATTGTCGGCATACTCTTCCAGTTTTAAAGTGTGATGATCTTGTTTTATCTCGCTTATCACGGCTCTTATCCTCGCCCTGATCTTCTTCATTATGTCTTCGTCCGTCGCCAGCTCTTGAAAACCGTTATCCTGCAATATCAGCGTGATAGCGTTGTGAAACATATCTGCGCTATCCATTGATAGGTATAACATACCGCTGTCCGATCTAAACTCGCCCATAAGGGCAAGATAATATCTTGCGATCAGCTCTTTTGTCCGGACACCGCAATCACCCTCTCTTGTCATGTTTGTCCTTGCCATATAACTCAATTATTTTATACGATACATATAGTTTTTTACCCAACCTGATAGATGGCACAGCACGACGCACAACCATTTTTCGCATGGCATCCCTGCTAATGCCTAATGTCCTACAGATAACTCCGATCTCAAAGTAACCGTCTTTAGCGTCAATCCTGCGTGCCGCACCGACGGATAGCGGGGATAACAGGTTACCGTCGGTGTCATATACTTCGGACAGCAGCCGTGATATGCCAAACTTGACTATGGACGAAACAGGCACGCCGGAAACCTTTGCTAACTCTTCCATCCTTAACCTGTCGTTAGAGTCTACCCTGATTGAAAATATATCCGTTTTTTTCATTTTCTTTGTCCGGCAAAATTAATTAAATCGCTATCCTACAATTCGTTTCGTGTCCGCGTTTAACTATAGTTAAATTATCAAAACGACAAATACCGTAACCATGAAACTGACACAAAGTTATTTAGAATTAGTCTAAATAACAAATTACTTATTGCTAAAATACAATTAATTATACATTTTGAACATTTCATTTTATATCATATCCTATCATTACTTATCATTTTGTTTGAAAAAATACCTTTGTCGTCTTAGGGCTACAAATCGGGATACCCCGCAACGCCAAACATTTAAACAGTGTTAAATATTTACTTTTCCCAAAAAATATTTGAATGCAAATTTGCAGTCAAAGAAAAAAGTTGTATCTTTGTAGTGTAATCAAAAAACAATTAGACAGGGCGGCAACCTATAAGCGGCGTAAGAAAATGAAAGCAATAGCAGTTAAAAACACATTCAACGCAAAAGAAAGTCTCAAGAACCAAGGATTCGTCTACGATTCGTCTACAAAAACATGGTCTAAAGACTTCGATTCTCAGGCTGAATTTGACGAGTTTTATTCTAATTTTACTTCCGTATGCTATTCGGGCAGAAGACAATCAAAATTTAATGCAGCTGTTGTCTTTGAGTTTGTTGAGAACGAACCTGAAAAACAGGAAGAAGAAGAAAAAAAAGAAGAAACAGTACCGACATTAGAAGAAGCTGTTGAACTTGTTCACACGGGCAAAATCAGCGATTTTAAGTTTGAGGTAAACGGATGGACAGCCCTGTTAAACGGTTTTGAGTATGTTATTGACGGAAGAACATACAATATCCCCGAATTAAGAGAAATATCCCCCGAAGCCGATCAAGAAGCCAATAGACTGGAAGAACATATAGCAAAACAGTATGTAGCTTACATGGAGAGACAAAAAACAGCTCCTTATGTAAAAGCAGTGGAAAAACTAATTAATAAATAAAAATATGGAAGATAATTACGAGTTAAACGACCGAATACGCATCGGTCGAAGGATTGAAGATTTAAGAAAACAAGCGGGTTTATCACAACGCGATCTCGCGGCGCGTTGTGGCATAGCCCAAAGCACTATTTACCGGATCGAAGCCGGTAAATTCGCCGTCCGGCTTGACCTGCTCGAAAATATAGCGAATGCGCTTGGAAGAACAGTCGATTTGGTCTGATGGTAATATAGGCGGAATTTGGCACATTGAATTGCCATCCAAATGTTAAATATTTGGTATTACTTAAATTTTCACCTCCAAAAGTTTGGTATTACTTAAACTTTTCGTATCTTTGTAGTGTAATCAAAAACAAGTAATAACAATTAAAAATAAATAGTCATGAGAACAAAAAAGGAAGTTATAGAATTTGTAAAGAGTGAATTGTCAAGCAATAACTCTTTGGTATTGGCAACATTGGGCAACGGTGGTTCCGGACTTGATATTATGCAGAATCAAGATGATGATATAATCAACAACTTTATCTCCGAATTAGAAGGATCTTCATTTGATGGACTTGTCGACGCTTGCGATGACATAAAAGAGTCCGAATATTGCAATGAAAATTGCGAAGTATACCAATTTTCAGATAATAACGGCTACAAACTCCAAATTGTTGTTTTTTAATCATGATAAGAGATATTGTAAAAGAGGCTATGAAGCTCCGCAAGGTAAAAAGCAAAGACCTTGCGGAGCACATTGGGCTTTCGGAAAGCGCGATGTCCCTATTCCTTAACGGGAAAATGAACCTGGGACAAAATAAGATAGAAGCCATATTGAAATGTCTCAATATAGGGCTTGTCATAAAAAAATGACCTTATAATATCAAATTACGAAATAAATTTATATATTTGCCACGAATACATGGAATCATGTATTCGGATTTTTAAATTTTAGGAATGCCTGGGCAGTGATGTTCGGGCATTTTCCATTAAAGGGGGATATCACGGTGATAGTACCGGTGATAATCCCCCCTACTTCTTTTTGAGCCCCCATACCACAATATACGCCGCACAAATTATCGCCAATATTATAGCACATAATCCAGTAGTAACCGCGGTTCCGATAAGTCCTCTATCTACCATCTTGCCTGTGTACAACACCAAAAACAGCTCAAAGAGCATCGCTATAACAAAATACGCTTTCATGATCATTTTCTTATCGCCATGCCTGTAACAAAAAAACCTTCTGATACGGGATTAGTGGTTGTTATCGGCGTTATTGTTAATCCAATGATTCCGTTAGCCTTCCATTTTACAGCCTTTTTATATAACTCTTCTATCGCCCTTTCTGGTGTGCCTTCGATAAACTTACCATATTTTATTTTCGCTTTATCATTGCGATTTACAGGGTAAACATCATCGCCTAATAACTCTTTACCTATTTTTATGCCGACCGCCTCATAACCGCTCACGGAGCGAGCCGATACGCTTCCGATAGGAATATATTCAAAACTAACAGAGTTAGATTCAGTGATGAAAAATCCCTTTTCGGCATACTTTGAATAGTCGATCATCCCTGCATCTTGGATATATGGATATTTAATTGCAGAACACCCACATACACCTACTAACACTAATAACATAGTAAAAATCTTGATACGTTTCATATTTAATTATTATTTTAATACACCTTTATCTGTAACGATTAATCAAATTGTATGTTCACGCGGCCTCTAAATCGCCCTTCGCCATCTTCATCTTCATCATCTTCATCTTTCCATATTGCACCAAACGCCCTCACACTTCCACCATGTTTCAAGATATATTCATGGAGCGAATAATTACCACCAGGAGCATATCCCACAAGAACACCCCTTTCATTATAAACTGAAACCGCATATTTGTCATATTGATTATCTGATTCCGCCATGGCATACCCATAAAACAGTCCCATATCGCGATTGGACAGTTTCCTGTAATATATGCCTTTTAATTCAAGGTTTTCGTAACCGTCCACTGTCTTGTATGGATTGTAATATCTGGCCTTATGTTTTCGCTTGGAATTATCATGAATGATTAAATACAGCAATACCTTGGCTGAAAAAAACAGGATTGCAAAAACCGCGACTAATACTATTAGAGACATGATCTTTTATTATTTATATA